CGAAAGCAACAAGTCGCCGGATTCTACAGAGATGTCGAGTTGACACCTGGTCAGGGTGAAGAAACAGAGTCAGAGAAAAAAGAACGAGAACTAGATGGCATGAGTAAAAGCAGAGACCAGCAAATGTTTACGTTGTTAGAGTGTCATGTAAATTTAGACATAGAAGGTTTTGAAGATACAAATACACAGGGACAGGCGACAGGTATCAAGTTGCCTTACATAGTTACACTTGAAGAAGGATCTCGTGAAGTATTATCTGTTAGAAGAAACTATGAAGTAGGTGATGCAGCAAAAGAAAAGATACAGTATTTTGTTCATTTTAAATTTTTACCAGGTTTAGGTTTTTATGGTTTTGGTTTAATCCACATGATTGGTGGATTATCTAGAACTGCAACTGCAGCGCTAAGATCGCTCCTTGACGCTGGAACCTTTTCTAATCAGCCGTCAGGATTCAAGATGCGTGGCATCAAGATGAGAGATGAAGCACAACCCATTCAACCAGGTGAGTTTAGAGATGTAGACGCACCAGGCGGTAATTTAAGAGACGCATTCATGCCTTTACCATTCAAAGAACCATCAGGTACATTGTTACA